TATAATAATCATTGGTTAAAGTAAAAGTAAATGTTACTTCATCTACAAGATAAGAATATGGTTTCTTAATTGCTTTATGTGTGGTACGTCTTTCCATTGTCGCTATTCTTCGACCTGGTAGTTGAACAGAATCACATAATAGGAACATATCCCTAGGGTCATTAAAGAACACCATAGGATCTATCTTCCCTGGCCCTGGTTGTATTGCCGTCGTAAGTAAATTGGATGCAAGGCCAGACCAATCAGTATTTAAAAGGCCTTGCTTTTTATTTGGGTGTGTAATATAAATGGCAAATCTATTTGATCTAGCCACACCACCTCGTCTACCAATGGTGGATTTTAATGTGTCTATTCCTACTGGCAACATGATTAGTACTTCCTTTTACTTTGATTCCACACAAAATTCTTAGATTTTCTAACAAAATTCTCTGTTGGTAGGAATATAGCAATATCCCATTCCGATGCTTGAACTTTCATAATCTTTGAATCAACGTGGGTGGTTAAATAGTGTTTAAAACAAGGTGCAAAGTATTTGTATTTACTCGCGGCCTTTAATAGTTTATAATTTAGTTTTATTCTGGTTGTTTCGTCGAATTTCTTATTATTTGCAATATCAGACAATCTATCTAAAAATATGGCTCTATGTTTTAGTGGTAAATAATGTAAATTAAGTCCATAAAATCCACCAGGTGCTTTTCCAACCATAATGGTTAATGGGAATCTATCATAATACGGTAATGTCTTTCTACCTTTAGGATCATATACATACATGAACATATCACCAATGCGAGGAACTTTTTTTTGTTCTAATCTTTCATCCTTAAGCATCTTGTGCATGTTAATTTGCCCCATGCCCTGTATTTGTTGCCTAAACCATTTCGATGCTTCTTTAGACCTTTTGGTTATACCGGCTCTATATGCTTCTGATTCTAATTTGTCGAAAAGTGATCCCATATTGTTATTTATACCTTCTTCTTAATCTTTTTAAATGACTTCCAAACCTTCTTACCCATTTTGGTCTTTGATGCTCTATTTTTCATAGTAAGTAAATTAATACCAAATCCCTCTAATGTTTTCTCTGTCCATATTTCAAAATGGTAACCTCTGTCCTCGGCGTACCGTTTAGCATATCTCCATTTAGAAGTATTTTTCATGTACCTCATTGCCTCGTTAAGGTTCTTTCTTTTTGGGGGTTGTGTTTGGCCGTGTGGTTTAATTTCAACCAAAAGTACTTTGCCGTTGGTAAATTTAATTGTTAAATCAATGAAGTAGCGGTGGGTTTTATTATCGGTGGCACAGATGTATGGAACAATCGTCTCCTCCGAATTCCACCAACGTACATTCTTTTGTTTTTCAATCCATTTAAATGTTTGTTTTTCCCAAAATGATCTATATGTTACTTTGGTATAATCACCCTTGTATTTCTCGGGAAACTTAACCTTGTACTTACCTTTATATGTTTGCATGTCTTATTTATAATGTGTATAAATAACTATTATTGTATAAGGTATATAAACAATGGACTTTTCTTTTGATGACGTAACAAATTATGCTTCTTCAGCATTCGATTCAGCCACTGAATTTGTTGGTGACTCAGTTAACTCAGTTATTGAAGGAGCGAAAGGTATATTTGAAGGTGATAATCCATTAGATGCTATGGCTTCTGGTGGATCTAATTATTCTGCTAGTAAACCTATGTTACAATACCCCGAAACATTAGGAGCCGGTGCAAATGAATCCATGTATGAATCAGACCCAGAAAAGGATGATTCATGGATGTCACATACCCCAGATAAAGGTGATGATGCTATTATATCTAGTGAATCTAATGATCCATTCATATCATTTAACTTTAAAGAAATATCTACTACTATGGATGATGTAGCCGCCCATAAATTTGAAAGTACTAAACTAATTAAAGGTGTTGTTGTGTCTAAGGTTGTTGGTTCTGGTGTAAAGGCTTTAACAAACTCATTGGGTTTTGATGCAGGTGGCTCAAATACATTAGCTCCTGGTGATAAATCAGCATTGGCAAATACAGCAAATAAAGCTGCTGGATGGGCTTCAAATCTTGCAGCGCTTGGTTATATAGCTGATGCTGCGGTCACTATGTCTAATTCAATTGACCAGAAACCAATTAGGAGCACAATAGCTAGAGTGGCTTTATATATGCCACCATCAATGCAAATTTCGGATTCGGCAGAATATTCACCAAATTCAAATAAGGCTTTGGCATATGCTGCTGAAGCTGCTAATGCCTTAAGAGATAAGGATGGTAAATTCACTGTTGACTCAGTAACAAAGCCTAAATTCAATGGTGATATGGGTGTGGGTTTAGCCGCAGGTGCAGGTGAAGCTCTTATGGGTGGTGGCCTTATTGGTGCTGCAGCTTCACAATTAGGATTTTCCGATATGTCATTAATGGCCACAATGGGTCAAACAATTAAATTGGTTGGTGATGAAGAATTAAGATTATTAGGTAAGGCAATAAATCCTAATGATTATATGCAATTCAAGTCTATTAATTTAAGACAATTTTCTCTTAATTTCAAGTTTTTGCCTGATAGTATCTCTGAATCAATTCAAGTAGAAAAAATTATAAAACAATTCAGATCATCAATGTACCCTATTAAACATTCTAATATTACGATGACAGTTCCTAATATGTTAGATATAAAATTTCACAATGTTGCGGGTATGGTAAAGATGCCTGAAGTCGCATTAACTAATGTAAACATTACATACAATCCAAATTCAGCCTCATTCTTTAAAAAATCTGGACAACCGGTTGAAATTTCAATGGATATTCAATTACAAGAAATACATCCTATACATAGAGCTGATGTTGAGGAAGGATACTAATGGGATACTTTACAAATTTTAATACTATTCAATACGATATTAATGGTGATGGTATATATGATAATATTACTAATTTATCATCCATTGCTAAAATATCAAAAGAATTAATTGATAATACTACATTTTATGATTTAATTAATATATATGATGGGGAAAGACCTGAGCAATTAAGTTATAGGTTATATGGGTCAACCAATTACTATTGGACTTTCTTAATGATTAATAATGGTATTAATAATATATGGAATGATTGGCCTAAGTCTTCTCAACAATTAAAAGAATATTGTGAAAGAAAGTATGAACATATTGCTGCTATAACTTCGGATGATATGTATTATACTAATTCTGTTACAGGTAAGGCATCACCTAAGTTTGAAGTAGGTAATAATGTTACAGCATCTTCTGGTGCTCAAGGTATCATAAAGGAAGTACATAGAAATAATAAGTATTTAGTCATTGAAATTATATCAGGTGAATTTAATGAAAATGGTGAAACTATATATACACCAGGCAATGCTGATGATTCTATTAACTGTACATCAATTGTTTCTAATGCTTACGCGCCAAAATATCATTTAGATGATTCAACAGGTGTTCCTACTGCGCCAAGAAGTGCAGGCACCACAGCATTTACTAATTATCATTATGAGGATATGTTAAATGATAAAAATAGATCAATTAAGGTTATTAAGCCTGATTTAATAACAGAAGTAATATCAGAATTCAATATAGAAATTAGTCAATGAAGAGTTTAACTAACTCCAATGCCTTAGAAAAAATCATAGTATCCTTTAATTATAAAGGGCAAGGCTTTGATATAAGTGCAATGGTAACCACATTGAATATTGCAGAGAGCATTACTGGTGACCTAGTAGGTACTTTATCTGTTACTGATGATGCTGGTATTATTGATAATATCATTTTAACAGGTGATGAAATTATTAATATTTCTTTTTCATATTTTGATTTAGAAATTAAGCATGCATTTTTCTTTAATGGTATTAAACATATTAATATTGGTGCTGAAGCACATAAGAAAACATATCAAATATCACTTGGGTCTATTAATGATTTCATTTCAGCCACACACTTAGTATCAAAGGCATACTCGGGTAAGTCAACAGATATTATTGGTAATGTTTTTGTTGAGTATTTTGTATTTGATGATCTTGTTATTAAGAAAGACTCATTAAGTACAGGTAAATATATTGCGCCTAATATATCACCCAAAAAGGTTATTGATACATTAAAGAATACTTCATATGATGAAGAAGGCACTTCATTCTTTATGTATCAAAATTTATTTATTAATGGTGTTACTATATTAGATTCTTTATATAATATGCTACAACAGGAACCTATATTTGAAATATCACCTCGACTTGGTTTTGCCGATGAAATTAATAAGGGCCCAATTAAACATTCTATTGGTAGACCAACGAATATTGTTATTGATGATAATGTAGATATTATTGGTGTTTCATCCACCGGTATAAAAGGTAAGTCTTTAGAGTTTATTAATTTAGATACTTCTTCGTATAATAAAGATTTATTTAGAGGAACATCTAAACCGGCCACGAATTCGGTTAAACCTCATAGAGCTAATATGTATGATAACACCGAAACCTCTTTGTTTACATCAGCTAATGATATGCAAATGACACATGCTAAGTATAATACATCAACTGCTTTTTCTATTAATGCTAATGCATATAACACTCCGGCAATTCCTGGTTTATGTGTAGGTAATATGGTAACCTTAATTGTTTCTGATTCATCCGTGGTTAGAGTCAATTCGCCTAAAGATAAGTATAGTAATAAGTATGCAAATAACTATATTGTATCAGCAATAGATCATCATTTTGAAGGTGGCCTATATACTCAAAACATCAGATTATCTAGAGGTATTATATGATATATTATGGCATTGTTGAGGATATATATGATCCTGAAAAACAAGGTAGAGTAAAGGTTCGTGTGCATGGTGTACATGACGCAAGAAAAGATTTAATTAAAACTGAAGATCTTCCATGGTCTTTGGTTATGGGAACAACAACATCACCGGGTATATCAGGTGTTGGTCATTCATCATTTCTATTACAAGGTTCGTGGGTTGTTGGAGCATTTATTGATGTAGAACATCAAGACTTTATGGTTATGGGCTCATTACCAACCAAATCAGGATTCGAATTTGGTAACACGCAAATGGGGTTTACCGATCCTAATGGTAAATACCCTAGAAATTTAGAGGAAGAAGATAATAACTTAAGAGTTAGAGGTAGACCAGATCCAAATG